AATGCGTTCTTGTTCCTCGCGTTCCTGCATCTCAAGGTCGAGTTGATGCCACCAAGAGGCGTCATCGTTACCCCACGGTTCAGCGTCCATCGACCACCTCCGCGTCACAACTGTGGCCGTCACAAGGTTCTACAATGCACGCGATGCCGTAGAGGATGATGAGCAGGACGACTACCGGCCACAGTGATTGCTGCTTATTCATACATCGCCTCCTCGGCAGCGGCGCATTGTTTGGCGAAGTCAAGTTTGCAACGGCGCAAAATTTCTTCGTATTCGGCTGGCGAAAAATAGCCGATGTCGGCGCGGACGCGGTACGGGTCGTAGTCGTTGCGATCAACGGCGCGTGTCGCCTCACAACCCTCGGGGTAGCAGCCAAGCAGCCATACGTCAGTGACGTCAATGTTTGCGTCAAGGCTGTATTCAATCTCGGCTTGCCAATAAACGCCGAGGGCGTAGATTTTGGTTTCAAAGGTGAACATATCTGTTGCTCCTGTTGTGTTTGTCAACGAGGCCAGTTTAGCAACCTATACACCCATGTCAATACCCCTATGCAAAAAAAGTTTAGACCGCTATAGTGCCGTCCATGGACATCCAGAAGTTGTTAAAGCGGTACGGCAGCCAGTCGGCAATGGCCGATGCGTTTGGCGTAACCAAAGGCGCTGTAAGCCAATGGGTCAAGGCAGGGGCGATTCCTGCGGCCCGGGTATGGCAATACAAGGCTGGGCTGGTAAAGCCCCAGAAGGGCCGCTAATGCGGTTATACGGGGCCAGAAACGACAAACCCCCTTTCGGGGGCTTGACGCGAACCGGGGGTTGGTTCTACTCTCGGGATGCTTGTCGAGGTGTCGTGAGGATAGTCGCGGGGGAACGCGACTGTCAACCACCCACCTCCCTGCTCGGGAACTCTGGTCGGGTAAGCAACGCGCAGAGAACCTTAAACCTACACCGGGGCAGCCAGCCTGTAGGTGCGCGGCGTCAGTCGGGAAGCGCAAATGGCAACGGGGTAACCCGTGAAAAGTAGCCGACAGCGGATGGCTCCGTCAGTCATCACTCCGCACGATCCACGTTAGGCGTACTCCGTCTCAACCGTGCGGATTCACCATCAGTCATCAGGGGTAAATCAGTGAACAGTAACCGTATTGGGGAAAACCATCCTCAAGCAACCATGACCGTTGCAATAGTCAAAAAGATACGGACAGCACATAGGCTTCGGAAATTACTAACCAATAAAGCATTAGCAAGACGTTACGGAATTACACCGAAAGCAGTTAAGGACGTCATGTTCTATAAACGATGGAAACACGTTCCATGATCCACTATCACGGAACCCCGCTGAACCCGATGTTGGACATGGTGAAATCGTTTGCTGGCAAGCACGCAATGGTCAGTTTTGAACACCCTGAACAACTGGATTTAGCCGTAGAAATTTGTCAAACAGTTGTGTTGGACAACGGAGCGTTCAGTGCGTGGCAGAACGGGGAACCGTATAACTTTGCCGGATACAGTGATTGGGCTACCTATTGGGTGCAACACCCTGCCGTCGATTGGTGCGTGATTCCTGACAAGATTGACGGAACAGAAGAAGAAAACTGGGGGTTGGTGCAGTCGTGGAAACTGCCAAAAGCCGTTTCTGTACCTGTTTGGCACCTTCACGAAAGCCTAGATTACCTTCACCGGCTCATGGAATGGCCGAGAATTGCGCTAGGTTCTTCTGGACAATACAAAGACCCCGGAACGGATAGTTGGTGGAAGCGAATCACAGAAGCAATGGCTGTCATTTGCGATGCGCGAGGGCGGCCGAAGGTAAAATTACATGGGTTGCGGATGCTTGATCCGGGGATTTTTAGCAAATTGCCGTTGGCGTCAGCAGATTCATGCAACGTCGCAAGAAATGTGGGGTTAGACGTCAGATGGAAAGGCCCATACACCCCTAAATCGCGTTACGGCCGAGCCGTCGTACTGATGGAACGAATTGAACGTCATGCAAGCGCGGCGTATTGGTCAGAGGACGCAATCGCGCAATATCAAAACTTTGAATTGTTTGGGTGAGACATGGGAGATGAAATTCTTTATCGGAAACAGGAAACCAGTCCTAAAGACATCAACCACGAGCGTAGCGAGTTTTACGACAGACAGGCTATGGCTGGGTGGGAACAGTCGTTTAAGGAAGGGTCACTGCAACGGTTACGGTACTTGGATGCGGTGTTGTGCCGAGTGACCGACCCCGATGAGGTGGAGAGGCTGAAAGGTCGTGTGGGTGAACTCATCCGCGAAACTGACCCTGCTGCTATTCTCGGTGACCCGCACCTTGTAACGATGGTGCGTTGGTTGTTCACTGAAAAAGGATTGGTGCGACTGCGTGAAAGGGCTAAACAAACGCACAAGGGTGTGGTGGCAGATATGGCTGATTCGCTGCATCAACGAGGCACGGGATGAGATACCGAGCGAGGCGGGACGCGAACGACGGTCTAATCGGTCAGGCGTTGACAGCCGCCGGGTTCGTCGTCCTCGACTACGCCTCAAACGGCGGCGTACCGGATCGGCTCGTGGTGCGAGACTTACCGGACGGGACACCGTGGATATGCTGGGTGGAAATCAAGGTCGAGAAGGGGAAACTACGTCCTAGCCAAGAGCGGTTTGCCGCCATTTTTGAGCCACGACAAGAGTTTTACGTAGCCCGTGACCCCGAGGAAACCGTCAGGGAATTGATGGAACGGTATCTAGCCGCGATCAAGCCCGAGCAGTATCGCTGAACATGAGCAGTTTGCGGTGACCCTTGTAGTGGACGATGGCCGGGTCTGGGTGCTGGGCAAGGTACTCGGGCAAGCAAGCGTAGTGCGATTCTTGCAGATACTGGACGGCGGCGCGTTTGGCGTATTCCCGCAAAACCTCTTGGTCGCCGTACCACACCCTAAAACGGTCGGGCAGGGCGTTGTACATTTCCGCAAGGTCAGCCCAGATGCCCCAATCCGCCGTGATCGTGCAGCAGCCGACGAACGGGTACACCTCATCCAAGGTTTTGCCCTCGTACTCCGAGTAATCCTGACCGCGCTGGCGAATGTTAAAAATCGCCTCACGGTTAAAGTCACGCCGGGTCATTGCCACGACGCCTTCCAACAGCGCCGCAGGGTCGATGGGGTGCCGCACGATCATGTCGGTATCCATGTACATAGCAGGCTCGGTCAGCCCGAGTTCAGCAAAGGCATTGGTACGCCATTGCATCAGATACTTGCGGTTGCCCTTGGTCACAAACACCCGCGACGTTCCCGGCACAACAGGGGTAGCCGCATCGGTGACCTGAATGATGGTCGCGTCGGGGTTGTGGGCGCGAATGGAAAACACCATCGCGGTGGGCTGGGCGATGTCCTCGCCTACGTGAAAAAATACGAACATACGGAGAATATATGCTGAACGTGAACCGAAGGCGACTCTCACGGGCTATCTGGGACACCCTTTTTGCCGACCTGCCCGACCTGCCGTGGCACGTTATCGAAGACCTTGAGAAGTTAGACCCTGCCCGACGTACTGGCAGCACCAACCACGCCTCCCTAATGGCCTTGTGGGCGGTTATACGCTACTTCCGACCCAAGACCGTGGCCGAGGTCGGCACGTACATTGGCAAATCGACGTTTGTGCTGTCGCGGCTGGGCGCTGACGTCCATACCTGCGACATGACGCACGATTTCAAACTCCCGATTGCAACCAAGATCACGCAGTACCACACAAGCAGCACCGAGATGCTTGCCAAACTAGACGGCAAGATTGACTTGCTCCACCTCGACGGGCGGCTACAGGCGGATGACCGGGAACACCTCGCCCGGCTCTGTACCCCCGACACGATCATTACGCTTGACGACTTTGAGGGTGTCGAGAAGGGCGTGTGGAACGCCATGCAGTTTGACCTGTCCAAGCGCATCCTCGTATACCCGCCCGAGCGAGTATTGACAGAGCGATACGCGGTAGGGGATGCTACGACTGCAATAATCCTGCCCACCTTGAGGCTAACGCCGCAATGAGCCACAAAGACGCCGCTGAATTTGTAGGCGTATTGCTACACAGCAGCACGGCCACGCATTTTCTGCATTTGCAGACGGCCAGTTATGCCGCCCACAAGGCACTCGGGCATTACTACGAAAACATCGTGGACTTGGCTGACAAGTACGCGGAAGCCTATCAAGGCCACTACGGGATCATCCCGCTGGCCGACTACCCTGAAGGGTTTAAGGTACAGACCGATGCGGCCAAGTACGCCA